GTAGTCTAACTTGGGATCCTAGGGTACAACAAGGTGATGTTGGTAGTTGTATTACTACTCCTGTATCAGATAATATACAACAGTTGTTAGATCAAGAATTAAAATTATCACTTCCAAAATATACAGAATTAGTATGTAAATATTATATCTGGCAACCTATGTCTGGAATTGCTTGGCATACTGATGAGCAACATGATAGATCATTTGGTGCTACTTTATATCTTAATGAGGAATGGCATCCTAATAATGGAGGATGGTTTATCTGGGAAGATGATGATGGTTATCATACAATTCTTCCTAAGAAAAAACTTTTAGTTCTTAATGATAATTTGCAACATCATTGTGTTACTCCAGTTTCTTTAGGTTTTCGTTGCACTATTCAAATGTGGGACAAACAAGCACACAATTAGGAAACTGTCACAAAGGGGGTTACACACCCCCTTTTTTATGCTATAATATACATATAAAAAAGGATTCCAATGAAAGCATTACCTCTTTTGTTACTACCATTTCTAATTGCTCCTGTTAGTGCAGAGAGTATAGGGGATCGTAGTAATCGTCAAGCATATGATGATGCTCCCTCTAGATCTGGAAATTGGTTTGATAGTATACTTGGACCATCATCAAGTTCTACTCCTTACAATGATAGAGTAGCGAGAAATAGTTATCAACCAGGATATTCATCTAGTAGCACATGTACTCGTCAAGAGTACAGAGAAGAGTATATTCCTGGCACAGCAAGAAGTCCAGGTTATATTAACTCATGGTATGATACTGTTGAAGTACCATGCTGGAGACACAGACCATCGAGACCATCACCACCAATTTGGCAAAGAGAACCATCACCTGATGGTAATGAATGTATAGAAGGAAGTATTCTTGGTGGTATCTTAGGTGGTGGAGCTGCCGCAGCAATATCTCAAGGAGATGGACGTTGGTGGGCAATACCTTTAGGTGTCGTTGGAGGTTCGGTAATCGGTTGTGATATTGATGGAGGTTGATATATAATTCAACTTTTAGTTACAAAAAAACCCCGAAAAAAATTCGGGGTATTTTTTTGTCTGTAGGGTTTTTTAGTATCCTCCGCCGCTAGAACTTGAGGAACTACTGCTTGAACTTGAGGAACTACTGCTTGAACTTGTGCTAGAAGTGGTAGTTACTGTACTACTAACTCCAGCACTTAATGATAAAGTATTAGTACCACCAACATTACCAGGTCCATCATCATAGGTAACTTCAGCACTTCCACTTATTGTAGAACGAGCTGCACTAGCAAAACTGACAGATCCTGTGTTATCTAAGAATCTAGAGGTAATATTCAATACTGTCTTTTTATTATTTGCATCATCAAGTTCGTTATGGGGTTCATATGCAACTAATTTTTCAAATTCTTCAACCATGATTTCCATCATATTATTAACTGGAAGTAAAATTTGTCTTTTTAATTCATTCTTAAAATATTCGTACTCATAGTTAGTCACTTGATATATTGATGTTTCTGCATCTTTTACATCACCATTTGGCATTATAGTTCTCCAGTCTTCAGTCACTTCAATACCTTCTTTGATAACTGGTGTACCATCATCAAGTAGAATCTCATTAGTTTCCCAATGATGAATATCATCTCTTTTATCAGCAGTATATAATTCATCTACATAATCTTCCAATTGACTTTGCTCTTTTGGCCACTCTTCATATACGTCAGTGATGTCATTAATTAAGAGGAGTGTCCAATCTAACTTAGGATCATCAAATAACCTTGTTGCAAGTGTAGAAGGAGTTTCTCCAACTCTAATTGAATATTGTTCAAAGAGAGTTGTATATTGATCTAAATCGGGTCTTGCTCTAATTTTTCTAAAAATATTTTTAACCAAGCGGTATTTGAATGCCTCATCATCTTCGACACCCTCACCAATATATACGCTAGGAAAATAAGAAAAGTATCCTGCCATTTTAGTATCCCTCTGTGATATCAGATTGCATTACAAGTTGAGTTTCTGTGAATCTACAATTTACGGTAACTGCAGGAACTTGTAATGGTCTATTGTCTCCTACACCAGTACTAACAATATTTCTACCACCAATAGCATTATATTGACCATCTGGAGTGTAATTTACATCAATTCCAGTACATACAGATGTATGGATTTTATAATGAAGATCTGCACTTGTATTTAAGACACCTGATAGGGGATCTAAACGAACAAATTTAATATCAAATTTATCTGGAATTTCGAAGAAACGAGAAGAAGTGTTGCTACCTGCATCAGCATCTACGGTTCCGTATATTGGTAAAGCACCTTGCTTTAGATATTTAATAATATTATTAATTTCTTGAGATTCTCTCTCACTACGAGCAAAAAACTTAAATGAGAACATGTGATTTCTAAACTGCATATTGCTGAATAGTTGCTCTTGGTAAGGGTTAAAAACCTTTCCTTTAGCTAATGCCATTATATCATTTCTTGTAGCATTACCTGCTAGTCCTAAAAATTGTGCAGCACCAGAAGCAACCTCCGATATGGCACCTGCTGTAAATTCTGGAATTGCATCTTGAGCAGCTTTCTGTAATGCTGTAGCAAGCTCATCAAAACCGTCAGATTTTAATCCACTAGCCGCTGCCATTCCAGTGACACCCATATCAACTGTACGATATGTTGGTGCATACTGAGTTGAGAGATTCTGAGGCATGTTAATATAGATGCGATCAGTATTCTTCTCCATCGCAACATTATTGTTAGGAATGTTTAAACCATAATAAGCTGAACCATTACTATCATCATAATTAATTCTTTTTCTCTGAAACATTACATAGTCAATCATCTCCGTAGGATTATCTACAGAACTGCTTCCAGTAGCGGGTGGACTTAAAGGGTAACGATATATTGTCAATTTTCTACCTAAATACTACGTGACCTGTATGTATTTATGAGATATCGAGGTAAGTATCGTGTTTCCAATCCTAGGAAATACAAAGGTGATCCACGAAACGTGGTATATCGCTCCTCATGGGAGTATAAATTTATGCAATGGTGCGAATCTAGTCCTTCTGTAGAAGAATGGAGTAGTGAAGAGTTTATTATACCTTATATTTCACCTGTTGATGGTAAACGACATAGATATTTTCCAGATTTCTACGTTAAAGTAGGAAATAAGAAATATATTGCAGAAGTTAAACCACTCAAGCAAACGAAAGAACCAAAAACTCAAAAGCGAAACACTAAAAAATATATAAGTGAAGTTATGACTTATGCTGTAAATAAAGCAAAGTTTAAAGCAGCAGATGAGTTTTGTAAAGATCACGGTTGGGAATTTATGGTAGTCACAGAAAAGGAACTTAAAATCTAATGGCAATCCCAAATCCTCAAGGAGCAAGATATCCTTCATTTCAGGAGTTTATATCCAGAACTAAAGGTAGAGATAATTCTCCTAGTTTTACCAATTTATATTCAGTGAGATTTATGTCACCGAGTATGATGAGAACTTATACACCAGCAAATTTTCTAGGACCAGTTCAAACTGAAAAATTTGATATTGGTATGTCTAATGATTTGGAATGGTTACTTGATTACTATGCTGATACTGTAAATCTTCCAAGTAAACAGGTTACTACTTCACAAACTCCTTATGTTGGATCACCATTTAAGTATGCAACAAATACAACATACAGTCAGATTAGTATACAATTTAGAATGCCACGTTCTCAGTATTCAAGAAACTTCTTTGAGAGATGGACAACCCTGATGGCAAGCGATAGTGAGCAATATACAAGATATTATAATGATTATGTTTGTCCTAAAATGATGATTTATAAGTGGGAAAGAGGTGGTGGAGGTTTAGCAGTTACTGATCCTGAGTTAATTGCTTCTATAAGAGAAAGTGGATCAGCAGATATGTTATTGGCAAGAAAGTATCAATTAACTGCTGCTTGGGAACTTAGAAATTTATATCCATATAATATCGGTTCGATTCAGTTGAATAACTCTAATGCTCAGACAATGACTATGAGTGTAGGATTCTACTATGAGAGATATAGATTCTATACTGCTGATAGGTTTGACCATGATACTATTAACTTCCTTACTGTTGGTTCTGGAATTGATAATAATACCGATCAATCAACTTCCAATAACCAAACAATCACTTTAGCTGCAAATAACGAAGTATTGAACGTTACTGGAAACACCTAAATAAATGTACTGATGTGAATATCTATGGCATTACCTAAGATTAGTGTACCTAAGTACAAATTGAAACTACCTTCAGACGGTAGAACTGTGAATTTTAGACCATTTCTTGTAAAGGAGGAGAAAATCCTTCTCTTAGCTACTGAAAGTGGTGATCAAAATACTATTGTTGGTGCAATCAAAGATATTATCAAAGATTGTACAGACATTACAGACGTAGAGAAACTTGCTACATTTGACATTGAATTCGTTTTCTTACAGATTCGTACAAAATCTGTTGGTGAAAGTGTTGATGTCACTGTAACTTGTCCTGATGATGACGAAACTACTGTATCAGTCTCAATTCCCTTAGACGAAATTAAAGTTAAGAAGACTAGAGGTCATAAAAAGGATCTTAAAATTTCTGAGGAAGTTGCTATTACGATGGGATACCCCAGTCTTGAAACATTTGTTCAAATGAATTTTGGTGATGAAGCTGGTGTTGATCAGGTTTTTGATATGGCAGCAAGTTGTGTGGAATCAATTTCTGATGCTAATCAAGTTTATGATTGTTCTAACATTCCTCAAAAGGAACTGCTAGAATTTTTTGATCAATTGAATAGTAAGCAATTTATGATGATTCAAGAGTTCTTTGAGAAAATGCCTAAATTGACCCATACTGTTAAGGTTACTAACCCTAATACTGGAGTTGAAAGTGATGTTGTATTGGAGGGTCTAGCGAGTTTTTTCGAATAGCTCTTCTTCACACCAATCTACAGGCTTATTATGAAGGAAACTTTTCCTTAATGCATCATCATAAATGGGATATCACTCATATTGATAATCTGATGCCTTGGGAAAAGGAAATCTACGTGAATTTGTTAGTACAATTCCTCAAAGAAGAGGAACG